TGAACATTCTCGAAGATAAGAGAATTGAAGATGCCATGAAAGAAAAATTTCCTGGTTCAAAATCTACATTCATTCGTGGATTTTATGAATTGATCAATACAGGATTTTTTGGCATCTCTTTTAATGAAGATACGGAAAATCTATCGTTGATCGATCGAATGAACCTTCACTTCAAAGGTGACTATTATTTTGATTGTGAATTCACCAAAGAAGAACAATATTGGGTGGACCGTGCAGCAAACAATAAGACATTTGATGATGTTTATCAAAATTCGATTGAGTTGCTTGATTACTTGAAAAATCAATATTCAAAAGAAGTTCTTGAAGAAATCAAAATAAATTTGAATGATATTCAATGGGGTGAAATTGAAAGTGGTGAAGGTGATATGGAAATACCACTATCAGAACTTCAAGAACTTCTCTCAGAAGAAAATTATGAAAAGCTCAAAGAAGCAATCGAAGAAAAGAATGATGCAAAAGCAGAAAAAATTATTGAAGATGCAATCACTCAAGATGGTGGTGGTTTAGATTTCGAAGAAAAAAATGCCGGTATGACTGACCAAAACTGGGAAAAAAATCAAGAGAACTTCTCAAAAGGAAACCACACAAATACAGATTATAATGATCAAGTAATCACAAATCTCGGTTTTTCACCATATCTCAACTATGAAGACTTTGTTGTTGATAGCAATATCTGTCACAAGATTCTAACAGAAGATTTTCAGACTTGTAGTGAAAACGTTCATGAAAAATTTCATCTGTTTGTTCAAGAACATAAAAAAGAACATGCACCAATTATTTCACACATGGTGCGTGAATTCTATCGAAAGAAAGCAGCAGAAGATTTTCGTAGAACAAAACAATCGAAAACAGGAAATTTAGACCTTCAAAAACTTCCTCATTTTCGTTATGATTCAGATTTGTTTCTCAACAAATCAGTGACATATGATGAAAAAAATCATGGATTTGTTTTGTTGTTGGATTGGTCTGGCTCGATGGGCAACATCATGACAAACGCAATTCTACAACTGATCAATAATATCATGTTTTGTAAAGCAATTTCTGTTCCATTCATCGCTTATGCATTCAGCAATGATGCCATAAACAACAATGACCACCGTCTTTCTTCTGTTGTGCATGGCGTCAATGAAAATGATTTTCGAGTTCATCCGAATACAAAATTGCTCGAAATTATTGATTCGACAAAATCAAATTATGAAGAACAGTTGAGGAATTTATTCTATCTCGCTTTTACTTTCTTACCATCAATGATTACAAAAAATCGTAGAGAGCATCTTCTTCTTTTGAAGAATATTGAAAATGAAAGAAAAAAGGCAGAAGAAAAACGAGTAGGAGAATTGAATTCATATCAACAATCACTTCAATATCAACTTGAAAATCTTGTTATTCTCTCTGACTTTTACGACCTAGGCTCAACACCATTAGATGAAAGTTTGATTTTGATGAATTATATTCTGCCTGCGAAGCAGAAATATATGAATGTGGATGTAATGAACCTAATTGTAATCACAGACGGAGATAGTAATTCATTGCCTCATGTAGCGAATGATGACTCACCAGAAACAACAAAAAGTTTTTCAGTTTCTGAGTCACAGCAAGAATATTCAGAAGAAACTGAAGAGAGCCTTTGGGATCGAATTTATGGTTCAAAACAAAATTCATGTCCAGAACATCGTGAAAATATGAAAAGGTTTGAACGAAATTCAGGACAAGATACCTCTTTTCGTGGACATCAAAAAATCTTTGTTCGCTCCTCGAGAAGCAATCGTATGATTGAACTTATTTCTCAGAAAAATCAATTTGCACGTGGTGCTCACATAAATCGTAATCGTGAATTTACAAGAAGACTTGCATATTTGATCAAACGAGAAACAAAAGCAAACATCATTTCGATCGAATTATCAATATCAAATTCACAGAACATTCGTAAAAATTTCATTCATGAATTTGGTGATGGGTATGAATTTGATGACATTGAAGCATTTGCTATTCAATATCGCAAGCAAGGATTTGCCTCGATTGACGATAATGGATATGATAAGATTTTCTATCTCGATTTGACCAAATTAGGAAATTCAAAATTTAACATGAGTTACCATTATTTTGATGATTTTTCTGAGATGCTTCATACAGAAGATGATGATTTTCTTGACAATGTTCAAAAAACAGCCAAAGGGACCTTCACAACGAAATCCTTGGCAAATGCTCTTGAGAAAAATTCCTCAACCAAAAATCGCAAGAAATTTTTGGCGAGCCGAGTGGTTGATGTAATTTCAGAATATCAAACAGAAAAAAAGAAAAAGGAGAAAATAATTCTTGACTTTGTTGCCTGAATATGATATCATACAATGAACCCTGTGCTTGCTTTCGTGTTCTTGAAAGCTAATTCCTATTCTATCATGGAGAATTGATCATGACAAATTTTCTTTCTGCTATTCGTGAGATAATTGATAAAGATGTTGCAACTCGCAAAGAGATTGTGAGTGCTGCAAAAGAACTCAACATCAACCATAGCAAAGTCTTGAAGCAACTCGAAAAAGTGTCACATGGAGTTTATAGACTAACACTACCAGAAAAGAAAACCGAAGTCGAAACGGAATCGAATGTGATACCATTTCGAAATCCTACCACCGAGACTCAGCCTGAAAAAGGATATGTTCCCGGTAAAGATGCTTGCTTTGTTCCATTTGGTGATTTCAATGTAGTTGACCTCATCGTCAAATCAAAAAAGTTTATGCCTGTAGTAATTACTGGTGATTCCGGTAACGGTAAGACTAAGATGGTTGAGCAAGCTTGTGCAAAGAACAAGCGTAATTTCTATCGAATGAATATTACTGTTGAAACTGATGAAATGGATATTCTTGGTCACTATAATCTGATCAATGGCGAAACAATCTGGGAAGATTCTCCTCTTGTTGAAGCCGCAAAGACTGGTGGTGTTGTATTGCTTGATGAAGTCTTTGCTGGTAATCCTGCAAGAATGCTTGCTCTTCAGGGAATTCTTGAAGGTAAGCCTTTTTTGATCAAGAAGACTGGTGAAAGAATTATTCCTAAAACGGGATTCAACATCATTGCTACAGACAACACAAAAGGTGATGGTTCAGAATCCGGACGTTACATTGGAACTAACATCCAAAATTCAGCCTTCCTCGAAAGATTTGTGATGTGCATTGAGCATGATTATCCACCAAGGTCCAAAGAAATCAAGATGTTAGACAAGTATGTCAGCATCAACAAGATTGAAATTGATGATGAAAATTTCACTTCAAAATTGGCTCAATGGGCTGAAGTTACACGCAAATCTTACAAAGATGGTGCCATTGATGAGCAAGTCACAACTCGTCGATTGTTTCACATTCTCGATATCTATTCGGTTCTTGGTGACAAAGAACAATCAATTCTCTATGCAATTGCGAGATTTGATGAAGAAGTCCGTGAATCCTTTGTTTCTCTCTACAAGAAGATCGATGATACGATTTTAGATCCAAATCATCAACCAGTTGACCTTGAAAATTCAGTCACTATTGATTCAATTGCAACTCAAGTTGTGATTGGTCATTCGAGAACAGCACCCGGTTCTGTGAATGAGTTTGTTGATAGTGACAAAGAATTTGTTTCCTACGCATCAAAATTTTGTTCTTCTGAAAATTGCTTGAAAAACAGTAACCTTGATCGAATGGTTCTTTCTCAGGTTTCATTTGATGCGAAAATTGATGAGAATTCAATTACAGATATTTCAAATCATCTGAAATTCTTTTATACTCTTTGGTCTTCAATGATACATGAAGAAGAAATCTCAGCTGGCGATCAATACTTCTCACAAGCAACGGGTAAGCGAGAATATCCAAATGAGTTTTATCAAATGATTTTTGACCGTCTTGATGGAGCAGCACCGTATATTTCTCATTCTACACGAAATGAATTTCTGAATACATCAACCAGAATGGATGATGCTCAAATTCTAGATGCATTTGATATGTTTACCAACCTTTGAAAAAAGTCCACTAAATAGTAGAGTTCATTGAAACGAAGTGTCTCTACTATTTTTTATTTAATTTTTATGGAGCTATTATTATGGCGAAGACAACCACACCTGTTGAAGAAACCACAGAATCTACTGAAACTCCAACCGCCGAAGAAAAGACCAAATCGGCACTCGAGCCAAAAGACTTCGAAGGCAAAAGCCTCATGGTCTGTATGCCTGCCTATGGTGGACAAATGTGTGCTGAAACTGCATCTCGTTTGATTGATTTGAACACTCTTTGTACCTACTTTGGTGTAAAGATGCAATGTAAATTCATCATGAATGAATCATTGATTCAACGTGCTCGAAACTATCTGACTCATTATTTTGAGATTTCAGATTTTACTCATATGATGTTTATCGATGCAGACATTGTATTTGATCCTCGTGACGTAATGCATCTCCTTTATATGTGCGGAAATGACAACCAGGACATCATTGGTGGTCTTTATCCAAAGAAGCACATTCTCTGGGATCGAGTTCGTCATGCATCAAATCTTGAAGGCTTTATTCAGGATTCCGGACAATTGTCCGAATTTGGTGGAGACTTTGTTTTCAATCCTCTACATCGTGGAGATATTGAAATCTTCAAGCCAGTTGAAGTGCTCGAAGTGGGAACAGGTTTCATGATGTTTACCAAAGATACACTGAATACATATCGCAAAAATTATCCTCAATATATGTATCGTCCTGATCACAACCACTCTGCAGATTTCAACGGTTCAAAAGAAATCATGTCCTATTTCCATGTAGATTTTGACCGACCTGAAACTACAGGTGGCGAGACCAACCGTCTTCTCTCCGAAGATTATTTCTTCTGTCAAATGGCAAGAAAAGCAGGACTGCATATCTTCGCTTGCCCCTGGATGCAACTCAGTCACGTAGGTAGCTACAACTATCGTGGATCCGTTCAGTCTCTTGCTGCAATGGAAGCATACCGCAATCAGCAACTTCAGCAAGCAGAGACTGTTGAAGCACCAGTTGTTGAGCTTAAAGAAGCAAGTTGATTTTTGACCTGAGAGGATTTTTCTCGAAATCCTCTCAGATTTACCTTGACAAATGACCTTGAATTTGCTATGATATTACATATAGGTTCGCATGAGCTTGAGGAGCCAGTGCGGTCTTCTCCCTACATGTTTGAAAGAATGTATAATCTTGGTATTGATTATGCTGATAATGCAATCTATGGATACTATGAAGACCAAGAATATATAATTTTCAAATTTTCTGATTATGGTTTTATAAATGATAACCGGTTCAACACCTATAAGATTTCATATGGGTTTGCTGGTGTTACAATTGAAATTACAAAAACGAGGTAGAAATTATGCAGTTATCGAAATCTGATTTGCTATTACTTTCCAACTTTGCAGCAATCAATCAGTCAATCTTGTTTCGTCCAGGTCAGCAACAAGGAACATCTTCAAATTCACAGAGTATGATTGCTTATGCTGGATTCGAAGCTGACTTTCCAAAAGAATTTCCTCTATTCGATTTGAATCATTTCATTTCAGTCTATGATTTGGTAGCTTCGACTGGTGATGTTGAGATTGAATTTCCTTCAAATGAAAATCATTTGATCATTCGTTCAGAAAAAACATCTCAAAATTTGAGAGCAGCACCGATTGAGGTCATTCGTGTTCCACCAGCAAACAGCAAACCAAAAAATGATCCAGTGATTTCTTTCTACTTGTCAGAAGATATGCTTGCCTATGGCAAGAAGTCTGCAGCAATCAATACCTTTCCGAATCTGACATTTGAGAGTGATGGTAAAGAAATCTTTATGGTTTCAGAAGACATTGAAAATCCAAGTACAGAAAAACATCGACGCAAGTTAGATCAGACTGTTGCTGATAACTTTGAATTTCGTGTTGTCTTCTCTGTCGGAAGATTGAAGATGTTGGGTGATGATTATCGTGTTGACATTTACAGTCCGAATCTTGGTAGATTTGTATCCGAGAATCGTGACTACACTTTCTTCTCGGCTCTCGATGAAGATGTAACTCTTTCTGATGAGTGAAATGAATAATATCTATTTGTTTAAATTGACTTCTGGTGAGGAAATTATTGCAAGAACTGCGGATGAGATTGTAAATTATAATCGAATAAATACTGTTTTGATTCGTAATCCAATGATGTTACAATTCACACCACAGGGCATTGGAGCAATGCCCTGGATGGTAGCTGCAGAGGACGACCAAGTAACTCTAATTGGTTCCTCAATTACCGCAATCTCAAAAGTCAAAGCTGAAATTGAAAAATTATATTTACAGCAAGTTTCTGGTATTGACCTCAGTGTTCCGTCGGCTTCGTCACTCGCAATATAAAGTTAGAATTTTATTTCTTATTGTTTTGATTGTATCAATTCCGATTGAAACAGAATCACATATTCAAGTCAATCCAGAAGACGTTGAATTTTTTTACATCACAGAAAAACCAACACCCGTTATTTCAGAACCAAAAAAAGACGAAATCAGGATTCCAATTCGTGTCAGGCAAAGAGAATATTTTGATTTCGTCAAAATTCACCTAAAAAGTAAAGGAGCAAAAAAAGAGTTTGAGCGAGATTTGCTCACCGAACAAAGAATTCACCATTATGCTACAAGTAATTTTTTCAATGGTCATGTGAATCAATGTCTAGATGTAGCAAAGAAAATGGGATATTTTTCGTATATTGTTCCAACTCTTGAGAGTTATAATATACCAAATACATTCTCTCTCATTCCGGTAATTGAAAGTTGTTTTGATCCTCAAGCAGTTTCGATTGCAAGAGCAGTGGGAATGTGGCAAATCAATCGTATTACTGCAAGACACCTTGACATGAAGATTCAAAAGATGTCCGGTGGTTGGGAAGAAGATGAACGTTACAATTGGAAACGTTCAACTCATGCGGCTGCAAAATATATTCTTTTTCTCAAAGAAAGGTTTCCAACTTGGGAGCTTGTTCTTGCGGCCTATAATCTCGGACCAACAAGACTCCGTGAGCAAATCAACAAACATCGCACAATCAACATTGACTATCTTCACTTGCCACGTGAAACGAGAAATTATGTTTATAAATTTATTGCAATGACTGATATTATTAAAAAGGAGAAATTATGAGCAACGCACCTGCTATTTCCTCTGTGACTCTTCCGTCAAGCGAAGAAGACAAACTTGCCATTCGACGAGTTCTCAAAGAAGTTTCGGACTCGATGACAAGAATCGATGGCGAAAAGGATTTTATCAAGGATGCTGTTGATGACTTATCAAAACAATATGGCATTCCAAAAGCAACACTCAACAAGGTTGCAAAAACCTATCACAAGCAAAACGTAGCCGAAGAACGAGCAAAGAACGAGGATACATTCTATGTGTATGACTCCATTTTTAACTCAAACTAAGGAGCTTTATGGATTTGAAGAAGCAAATTCGCCAAAAGTCTGCAATCGAGCGACTTGAGCAGACAGTTGCGAATTATCAATCCTCTTTGAAAGAAGAGAAGGACCAGGATCAGGTCAAGAAGATCAAAAAGAAAATCGCTGGACATGAGTTCACGATTGCAAACACCAAGGCCGCTCTCCGTTCTGGTGAGCGAGGCTCTTATAATTCCTCATCTTTCTTCAAAGATTGACTTGACCTTTTGGTGCTATTTTGCTATAATAGCACCAACTCCCCCCTTTACAATATTATGATTATGAGGTTTAGTTATGAAAAAGAAAACAGAATTCCTATGGTCTCAAAAATATCGTCCAAACAATATCAATGATTTGATTCTTCCTGAAGACATCAAAGAGACTCTACGTTCATTCATTGAACAGGGCGACCTACCCAATTTCATCTTTCATTCTCAAAGTGGTGGTACAGGCAAAACATCTGCAGCAATGGCAATGGCAGATGAACTTGGTGTTGAAGCAATGATCATCAATGCATCTGAAGAAAGAAGTATTGATGTCATTCGCACCAAGATGTCACAGTATTGTAGCACAAAATCTCTTGATGGAAAAAGAAAGCTCTTGATTCTTGATGAGTCTGACCAATTACCAGAACTCAATCAGAATGCACTTCGAAACTTTTTTGAAAAATTTTCATCAAATTGTGCTTTTGTGATGACCTGTAACTCCTTACAAAGAATCATTCAACCACTGCAGTCTCGTTGCGCTGTAATTGAATTCCATTTTCCTAAGTCAGAACGACCATTACTGGCAAAAAACTTCTTTGACCGCATCTGTTCAATTCTTGATGCTGAAGAAATCACTTACGACCGAAAATTGATTCAGCATGTAATCGTTCATAAGTTTCCTGATTTTCGTCGATGCA